AGCAAAAAACAGAAAAAGGATTCTCGTTTTTTGCACCCACTAGAACGGCTTCACTCGCAACTCAAACACTTTACACACACACTTTAAATGTCAAGCACAAGCAAAGCACTTTCACACGCACACTTTCGATTTGACGCAACACTGAACTGGTCGACTGCGATCTATACGCGCTAGACGTTGTGAGCCATACTCCCCGTGCGCCAAGAGTAGACGCATCCGACACTCGACGTTCGCCGTACGCCGCCGCATCCTGCCGCCCACGTACACCACAGGTGTTGAGTCTGTATTTCACGGCACCGCGTGCGCATCTATATTCGCGCCACAGACGCACTATTTCACAATGAGCTTTACCGTCGACCCCGCGCACCCTTGGCGCACTATTGCTTTCGCGCGCATCCCTGTTAGCCACGTCAGCTTCAAGTTCTCGCCTGCTCAGCTGGCGGAGGCCGAGCTGGTCGAAGAGGAAGATAGCGCCATGGGGGTACGAGCTTGGTTAGAGCATGAGGAGCCATACATGCTACCTGATGACGTCGCACGCGCTGCGTACAACGGCGAGCAACTTCAAGCTCAGAGCGAAATGACAGACCTGGGACACCCACAGGGACTAGCTAGCGCGGCAAAGGTGGGGACTACCCTCCCTTACGATTACAACTCTAAGGTGACTGGGTGCCGTACCCGCACTGACGGTCGTCATATGCAAGTTCGCGCCGCGGTCAATGAGGCGGTGATTGATCGCATGAACAGCGCCATGTCGGTCGACGCAATGGCCAAGGACGTTGGCCTAAAGCTCCCTCGGCTGGTGCAGAATGCGCAGAGTAAGCCTGGCGATGTTACCTACAACCAGCTCGAGGCACTCCGCTATGACATCCTACAGGCAGCGAGGCAGGACGACTACGCCTTACGGCTGTTCAACGCCGCCCGGGTGGTGGCCCACAGCTGTGTCTTGCACCAACAACGTAAGAAGCCTGCTAAAACTGAAGCGATGGGTCGCCCTGCCCGGTACCGTTCCCTCCTGACGGCTGAACTACCTAACATCACAACTCAAGAGTTGCAAGAGGACTCATGGTGGTACGTTGGCGATGACCTGTCAGAGGACTACCGTGCATTTTTGGCCATGGCTGCCCGCGGCCTTCAGCACTTCACTAGCGCTCAAACTGATACCGTTTACTCAAACTGCGTGACGGAAGCGGAAGTGATTGAACAACAGATCACGTTCGTGAGGAAGAACGGTACCGTCCCAAGCCCACAGCCGGGGGGGGGCGCCTTCCTTAAGGTGCTGTCTTCGCCCGACCTCGCGGCCGCGTACTACTACACGTATGCGGCCTCGTTAGGAATTGGACACAGCGCAACCCAGATACTGGCGCACGCGTGCATTGGGCCTCACTTATGGGCATCAGAAGCGATACTACCCTACCGTTGCGAAGCGCCCAAGCTTGACGCCGGCATATACCTGGTACGTGAAACCGCTGTGGTAGATCAATTACAACTGGCTGATGTTCAGGCACTCGTGAACCACAGCGCCGTGTTTGCCCGCAAGGCTCTAGCCGGCTTAGGAGCCGTGATCACCTCGTACAGGAACAGCAAGAAAACGGACGTGCAGCAGACCATGCAACGCATGGTGGGCGTCCTCGCCGCGCCGGAACAGAGCCGTTCGTTGTTAAGGCGTGTGCACTCCTGTCTTAACCCCGGGTACTTAGGCCTAGAATGGTTGGATCCGTTCAGGCCATCAGTCGAGAGGGGCTGGGAGAGGTGTGTGGAAGCGTATCGTCTGGCTCACACACTGTTGTCGCAGTTCCACCGACCACCGACCCGCACGCTGAAGTCCCTGTTTACGACGGGCGTCGCAATGAGCGGCGTTGTCCCGGGCAGCAAGGCGGAAGTGGCCTCTTATGCCGAGCTCGTGGTGTACCAGGTGCTGGCAGGTGAGGCTATATCGTGTGAGAGCGAACTCGTGAGGAACGACTTCGTGGATGACTTCGAACCACTGGCTATGTACTCCCATTGGCATGCTCTGCTGCGCTTTGTGCGCTACCACACTAAACCAGTAGCCGTCCCCAAGCCCGGGAGTGGCACACCGCCGAAACCGTTGGTACCGGTGCCACAGAGTCCGCAGCTGTCCTCCTTGCATCGGGTGCCACAGACGCGCAGCGAGGACGGGTTTTCCCGGCCCCATACACGTAGCACGAGCGGCACGACTGCAACTAGCGACGGCGCCAACACGATCACGCGTACGGTGGGGCCGCCAGTGAATGTTGAGAGCGGCAAAAGTTCGCCTGACGGTAAGTCTTCCAGTAGTGGTCGCGTGACCGTGGCGGGAGGCGCCATCTGACGCTCCGGTCCACCGCGCGTCAATCCAGTCAACTGATGAACTCTGCACTTTAAGGGAGAGGTGTAGGGTCACTATCAGAGGCTCACTCACGTGAGGCTCTTGATACTCA